CAACCCGTACAACCCTTTCGAGCAGTTGAAAAAGACGCTCGCTGGGAAAAAGCCTTATGAAATCAAAATTCGTGCGTATGGCTGGGCTGATAACATCAGCGGAAGCCAGTTCCCCCGCTTCACCGAAAGCGTCAATGTCGTTAAGGCAGAGCAAGTCCCAGAAGAAGGAACGAACTACATGGTCGTTGACCCAGCAGGGGCTAGAAACTGGTTCATGCTTTGGATGCGAGTTGATAAGTCTGGAGATATGTATGTCTATCGTGAGTCACCAGATTCATCGGATGGCGAGTGGGCTTTACCTGCTTCTGAGCCAGATGGCAGGATTGGTACTGCCCAGCGTAACGGTGCTGGACGCTCTCTTGCGGAATACAAGGCATTTGTTCTTGAACTAGAGAAGGGCGAAGAAATCTGGGAGCGTTACATTGACCCTAGGGCTGGAGGCTCAAAGGCTGTCACCGAAGACGGTGGCACTACCCTCATCGATATGCTTGATGACGGTGAAACTCCTATGCACTTTCAGCCAGCCGCAGGAATCAGAATTGAACAGGGCGTTGCGTTAATCAATGACGGCTTCTCCTACGATATGAACCAAGATATAACCCCCTTAAACAAACCTAAACTTTACATCAGCGAATCATGTCAAAACTTAATATATTGCCTCAAGGAGTGGACGGGGCAGGACGGGGACAAGGGTGCGACCAAAGACCCTATCGACTGCCTTCGATACCTAATGACAATGAACCCAGTCTATCAAGGCGGGGACGCAATGCATTCTTGGGGTGGAGGAAGTTACTAATGGAAATCTTCTACCCAGCACTCTTGTCTCGTCAGAAAGCGATGCTCTTTACTGGTTTCGGACGGAAAAGGCTTGAGTCCCTTGCCAAGAAGGGTCAAGTACGCACATTTACCACCAACGGTGGTCATAAGCGGTATTTTCGTGATGACCTTCAAAAACTTAAATGAATAATTACAAGAATTGGCAAGACCAACTGGTTTATGCTACTGATAATCCAGACATTGGCTTTCTTTACAAGGAATACCAGCGTTCTGCTAGAAATGGTGCGAACACCTCTAATATCACATTCAACGATGATATCCGACTCGCCCGATGGGAAGGTCAGACAAAGGATGGTAAGAAACACAGCGACACAATGCGTAATGGAGTTGCCGCTTTTCCTTTTGAGGGTGCTTCAGATGTTCGCTCTCGCCTTGTTGACCGCACTATTAATGAACTAGTTGCCATGTGCGTAACTACCTTTGATAGATGCCAAGTAAAGATTAAGGGGACTGAGTTCAGCGATTCTGAAATTGCTTCTACTGCTAATATCCTTATGTCTTGGCTTCTTGAGTCTAGACTCCGTGCTGACCTGCGAAAAGAAGCCGAACTACTTGCTCAATTCACACACCAATACGGCTGGTCTGCTCTTAATGTTATCTGGGAGCAGGAAACTGGAACTAGATTCCAAACCATTCGTCTTGATGAACTTGAACAGGTTGTTGCACAGGCTGTACAGGCTAATCCAGAATCAAGTATCAAGGATTTGCCAGATGCTATTAAAGACCCAAGTAAACAACAGTATGCTACAGATTTAATTTGTATGTACATGAAAGACCTAGACCCTAAGACTGTCTATAAGTCTGTTAAGGAACTTCGTGAAACTGGCCTTACCCGTATTCCAGAAATATTTATTTCTAAGAATCAGCCGTTGCTTGTTGCCCTTAAGCCATATGATGAAATCTCTTTCCCTCCAGAGACTATTGATATCCAGAAGGCCAGAGTTGTGTTTCGCAGAGTATATGTAAGTGAAGTTGAACTGCGGTCTATGGCGGCTCAAGATGACTGGGATGCAGATTTTGTTGAAGAAGTTATGCGTTCTAAGGGTATGCAATCTTCTTTTAATGACCCTAACCTTGTTCCTACAGCGGCTTTGATTAACTATCAAGTTAGCCGTAACGATAACCTCGTTGAACTTATCTATGCTTACAGCAAGGCTATCGACAAGGATGGTAATCAAGGTGTATACCAAACTATCTTTGCTCCTAACTATGGTTCTAGTAAGTTCGCAAAGCACGGACTTCTTGGTTATGCTCATAATAAGTACCCTTTTGTAATCTATCGCAGAGAGGCTCTTCGTAGGTCTGTTGTTGATAGCCGTGGTGTCCCAGAAATTGCTCAAACAGACCAAGAGGAAATCAAAACACAACACGACTCTATTCGTGACAGAACTGCGTTTACAACGATGCCTCCTATTCTTGTTAAAAAGCGTCTCGGTGGTATCAATAAAATTGCCCCAGGAATTCATCTTCCTGTAACATCAATGGATGATTATAGATTTATGCCTACGCCTAGTGGCGATGTTAATACGGCATTTGCCTTAATTGATAAGGTTGAAATGAATCATGCTTCTTACTTTGGTCTTCCACATCCTCAGATTCCTCCTCAGCGTACGCAGACAACACAGCAGTTCCTTATCAACAACTGGCTTGATGTTTGGAGCGAAGCGTTCTCTATGACATTCTCTTTGATGCTCCAGTTTATGGATTCTGCTGAAGTTGAGACTATCACAGGAACTACGCTTCCTCAGAATATGTCGAACATCTCTAATATGTACGACTTCCAAGTGAAGTACGATGTTAGAGAACTCGATACAAACTTTGTCATCGAAAAACTAAAGGCTATCAGCCAGTTCGTTCTTCCCCTCGATTCTGCTGGTGTTATCGACAAAAATAAGTTGGTCAAGGCGGCTATTGAGGCTATTGACCCCGATAAGGCTAAGGAACTAATCATCAATACGGCTACTGCTTCTCAGATGCTCTACAAGGAAGTTCAGAGCGATATTGGTCTTATGATGCTTGGTAATGAGGCTAACTATGTCGAGAATGACCCAGCCGCACAATCTAAGTTGCAGTATATGCAAGATATTATTAGCAAGAATCCAAAGGCACAACAAATGATGCAACAAGACAAGCATTTCCGTGCATTAATGGATAACTCTATCAAGAATCTTCAGATGTCTGTAAGCCAACAGCAAAATAAGCAAATTGGCAGAACAGGTGTTACTCCTATCGGTCAACAGGCTGGACAGCAAATGCAAGGTCAAATCAAGCAGGCTGAAGACCAACAGGCTCAACAACAACCTCAACAATAATGCAATATCCTACTCAAATATTGATTGGCCTATCATGCGAGCCAAGTAATGACCTATGGAAAGCAGTTCATTTGCTATTAGATGCATCTATTGAATCAGAAGTAGCATCTGCTATTTCAAAGGATAATAAAGGTGAAGACAGGGCTTGGTATGCTGGTAGGGCTGATGCTCTTACTGCATTTAAGTCTATCCTTGTTCAAACACGCAATGAAATCCTTGAAGACCAAGGTAGACCATTAGATTCGTCAGAAAACGGTATCTAATACTTATAGTACTTGCGTAATATAAATTTAAGCCGTAACTGGCTACTAGTTCTGGAACTATTAAAACATCCTGCCTATAAACGGACTTTAGACCTTATCTAATGAATACAGAAAATCAAGCCGACCTTAGCACGGCTCAAAATAACGCTACGACAAACGAAAGCCATCCGCAGGCTTTTGATATGAAAAAACTCACTAGCATTGTTAGTGAATCCTTCCTAGGCGGTAAGGAACAAGAAGAGCAATCAGTCTCGCAGGAAAATACTGATACGGAGGGTCAAGCGACCTCCGAAGAAGATAGTACCGTTCATTCACAAGAAACCGAAAAGAACTCTTATCAAGAGCAATCTGAAGACTCCGAGGAAACCGTAGAAACCAAGTCTGAAGATGATGAACTTGATAGGGGCTTGCCCAAAGGTGTAAAAAAACGCATCGATAAACTCTCTACAAAGCGTAGAGAAGCCGAAGCAGAAGTAGAAAGATTGAAACTAGAAGTGGATAGACTGTCGCAAGAGGCTACCAAGCCAGCACGGAATCCTACCAAAGACAATCCATATGCTAACCTGTCAACACTTGAAGAAGTGAATCGTGAGGCTGACCAAGCCAAGCAGATTCGGAGATGGTGCGAATTAAACCCCGATGGTGCAGTTGTCACGGGAAAAGATGGAGAAGAAGTTGAGTATACAGCAGAAGAAGTTCGTAATATCAAAATCAAGGCTCTTGATGCGATGGAAGAACACCTCCCTGCTAGGGCTAAGTATTTGCAAAACTTTAATCAGTTTGAACAAGTAACAGCCAAAGAATACCCTTGGTGGAAAGATAAATCTGCTAGAGAAAGACAAATGGCAGAAGTTTTCCTTAAGAACTTCCCAGAAATCCAGAAATTCCCCGACTATAAGATGGTCATTGGTGATTATATCGCAGGCATCAAAACCCGTGAGTCCAAAGGCAAAGCCTCTGGCAATAATATCCAACGAGCACCTTCACAGCCTAGACCGTCCTCCGCACCGCAGAACTTGTCTCCCAAAGACCAGAACTCGCAGGTTGCTCAGAACCGTTATTCTAAATCGAATTCAAGAGATGACCTCAGTTCTATTATCGCTAACCGATTCCTGTAATCATTCAAAAACCCTAAAACCTATATACTACTATGGCTAATCTCACAGAACCCTCCTTCTCGTCTGGTAAGAGAGAAGAACTCGCTGACCTCATCTCGCTCATTGATGCGAAGGATACCCCCTTCACCTCGATGGCTAAGAAGGGTAGCAAACCTGGAAATACTCTTTTCAGATGGCAGGCAGACACTCTGCCACTCCCCAAGACAACTGGCACGGTTGACGGCACAGATGTCTCGGCCTACGACAACTACACCAAGGACGCTGACGCTTCCAAGCAGTATCGTGCAGAACTCTCGAACTACATCCAAATCTTCAGACGCTCTGTCCGTGTGTCCCCGCTTACGCAGGATATCTCGACCATCGCTGGTGTTCGTGATGAACTCGCTAACAATGTTGCTAAGGGCATCCAAGCCATCAAGCGTGATATGGAAGCGACCCTCTGCTCAAACAACGGTGCTCAAGCAGATGCTGGTGGTTCTACCCCCTATCTGACCCGTGGTCTTCACAAGTGGCTTCAAGCCGCTGGTACTGGTACTGTGTCGTTCTCGACTGGTGCTTGGTCTACTCCTAACGCCTCGCAGGATGCTACCCTTCCTGTTCACGGCAATTTCCAGACACCTTCGGCTAATCGCTCGACAGTTGGAACTGCCTCGATGACTGAATCTGTCGTGCAGGATATCCTCACAGGTATCTACAGCCAGACTGGTCAGTTCAAGGATTATGATGTCCTATGCGGCACAGCCCTCAAGAGAGCGTTCACGAACCTTGTGTTCACCACGCCTTCTACTGGCTCTACCAACACGCAGTCTGCCATCCGCACTCTTAACAGAGAAGCAGATGCTACTTCCTATATCTCCTCGGTTGATATCTTCGAGGGTGATTTCGGTAAGTTGAGACTCCACCCTTCCCACTACCTCAAGGCCTCTTCTGGCGTTGGCTCGACCTTTGTTGGTTATGTCATCCCGTTTGACCAAGTCGAAGTGCGTTATGGTGG